AACTATTTTGAATCCTTGTTTTTGCCATAGATTAAAATCAGCTTTCATCTTATGTTTAAATTTACCAGTTAATTGTGTTGATTGCTCAACTGTTGATTTGAATAAACCAATTAGAAGATGTGATTCAAATTCTACTTTTGCCTGTTCAGTTGTTAGTGCTTTTTCCATGTTCTTTGATTTTTGTTTTATAAATTTTAATTAATTCTTTAATTTCATCTAAGGTTAGTTTAAGGTCATCGTTTCTTTTATTCATTAATACAACGTAATTAAATGCGCTTATTCTGTGCTGTATTCTTTCGTTATATTCTAAGTGATTTCCATGTAAGTGCTGGTTACAATGAACGCATTGCCCATGTACGTTATCTTCGCAAAATCTTAAGTTAGGATAACGACCTACTGAAAAGAAATGTCCAGCATCGAATTTACTTGTTAATGGTCTATCACATGAAATACAAGGTTTACCTGCATCCCTTAAACGAATATACTTGTTAAAGACTATTTGAAGTAAAGCTAACCATTCAGTTCGGGTACGAGTGTTTTCGATCATTACTTTTTTACGTTCTTTCCATACTTTCGCTTCAGCTAACTTTGCTGCACATTTAGCTCCGCATACTACTTGAGTGGTTTTAAAAGGAATGAAGTTACCACCGCACTCCTTACACTTTTTATTTTTTATTGAACGCATCTAAATATTGGTTAAATAAATCCCTTGCAATAGTTACTTTCTCAATCATTCGTTCCTGTACTTCTTCATTAGCTTCCCATCTTCTAATGTATAAACCAGCATCAGAGTTAAGAATCAAACGAGGGTCAAAAGAAATAAAATCGCACCATTTGCGGCCCGATAATAAAAGGTAGCATTGCATTTGATAATAGTAATCATTATTCTCACTTTCAAAAGTATCTTCATTAAAAAAGAAATTCAAGTGATTAGAACCTACAAAAGGGCATTTTATTTCAATCATACCTTCCTCACCTACTAAGCCATCAGGACTACCTGTTAATCCTTCAATATTTTCACTTATAAGCAACTTTGCTTCTATTATCTCATTACCTGTTCGGGCAGTATAATATCGCTTCGCTATTGGCTCATTTTCATGCCCCCATGCTGTTGCATAGTTATCAATACTTTGTTTAGGCTGACCGCTTAACCTTTCGTAAACTTTTTCCCGAATGTAAGTTTCAGCACCTTTACTAAGTAAGTCTTTTTTAGCTCTTGGTTCAGTCATTAGGCGATAGACTTCACTTCCGCTAAAATTACCAAGTCTATTATTCCACCATTCATTTGAATAAATTTCTATATTACTTTCCATTGTTTATTATTTTTAATATTTGACATTTGTGATTCTGATAAATTATATTTTTTGGCAAGTATTCTTGATTTAGTTGTTTTAAGTTCTTCTCTAATTTTAAAAACTAATTCTTTTGTTATTTTACAATTTGTTCTATATAAATCTAAATTATCAGATTTTCTACTTAAACCTAATTTCCATGCGTGTAATTGATTTTCAGAATTATTACACCATTCTAAATTATTAACATTATTATTAAGTTTATTTCCATCAATATGATTAACCTGTGGTTTATTTAATTTATTTTCAATAAAACATATTGCAACTAATCTATGAACTGAAAATGTTTTAAATTTTGAATCTTTATATAATTGTACTTTTTTATAACCAAAATAATTTATAGTGCCATTTAATAATTTTTCTTTTAAAATTAATTTTTTATTATTTGAACGATTTTGTGAGGTTTGTAATCTTTTTACTCTTCCTAAATTACTAACTTGATATATTCCTTTATATTCAGGAATATCTTTCCAAATTTCAATTGGTTGCATATAAAAAAAATACCAGCCAAATACAAGGGCTTATCCGACTGCAAAGAATTTGCAAATGGCAATGTAAGTGACTGGATTTTTTAATATTTTTCATTTTTCGGATAAGCGTTACAAATATATAAATAAATTATTAATAAACAAAAATTATTATAAAGTTACCTAATCTATTGTCCCACCACGTAGGTGAGTATATTTCAATTGTTGATTCCATTACGGTAATTGTGTTTTAAGTTCATCTTTTAACTGACTTATTTCTACATTTAATTTAGCTTCATTACTTAATTTAACCCATATATTTTGTAAGTCAATTAATGATTTAGCACCTTTTAATTGTTGTTTAATACCTATTACATTTAATGGTTTAGGTTCGTGTTTAACTGTGTTTTCTTGTTCACCTGCTGCGTCAGTATCTTTATCAGTAACTAAGCCTAAAATTGAACTTAAAGCATATCTACGAATGTAAGTAATTGCACTACCTAAAACTTGAAAATCATTCATTTTAGCTAATTGAACACCTTTAGGAATATCTGTTAAGGATTCAATGCTTTCCCCTGTTTCTACATGGAATATAATTGTTTTAACACAATCGCCCATAATAGGTTGAGTAAAGCCAAGTTCGTGTTTTGTTAATAATGGATTGATAACATTGAAGATAGTTGGAAGGTCTGCATAGGAATATCCGTAACCTTTTGTCTCTTTATGTATCACTGGCACTTCTTGTTGGAATGCTGCTAAACTTTTAAATAGTGATTTTGTTTCGTTTGTTTGTTCTTTGGTTTTCATAATTATTAATTTTTAAAATGGTAAATCATCTTTACTATCTATTCTAAATTCTTGGTGTGTATCATAGTTATTTGGCTTAGTCATTACCTGGTTTTCTTTTTTAAAAGGTTCTTGGAATGCAGCACTAAAATACTTAGTCCCTTTTTGTGATTCTTTAAACCATAAAGAGATTTGCATTTCTTTTCCGTTTACGTTTACTGTTCCTTGATAGTCAGGTTGTTTTTCATTTGTCTTTTTAGAGTTCTTAAAGATTGCTCCGCTGTTTAGTTTAGTTTCCATTTTTCTTTTGTTTTTTATTGGTAATTGTAAATTCTTTAAATCGTGTATTGCTTTTAGAATTGATGCACCACTGCTCATTAATGGTATAACCTTTATCTCTTATCTTAGCTAAAACTTTGTGAAGGTTAAGAGTGCCACATGCACATTCTTTTTTAGTGATGGAATAGGCATTTGAGCCTGTTATCACTTGCCCACCTAAAAGGGCATCGAGGATTGCTTGTTCTTGTGTTTTCATGGTTACAAATTTAATAATTAATTTTTAACTGAATTATAATTTAAAAAATTATCTGTAATTGTTTCTAATTGATTTTGAAGTAGATAGTACTTTTCCGTTAAATTTTGGTCATAAAGTTCTGCTCTTTGCACCTCACCTAATCTTTCAGCAGTATCATAAAGCTCTGATTCAATTCTATGTATTTCATTTAAAGCATATAAACTTCTCTTTGTTAAGCCATCTTTATAAAATTTATTTTCCATACTTTTTAATTTTTAAGTTATAAAATTCATCTATTAAGTCGAGTAAGTCATCGTGGCATTCACCCTCTTTAAAAGCCTTTCCAATGGTTACTAAGCTGAATGGCTTTTTCTTTTGTATTCCTAATCTTTTAATTTTTGTGTGATCTCCAAACGTGTAGTAATCACTCATTTTTGTTTTAATTGTTTCGGGTATTTTCATATTTTTTTTAATTTATTTTTAAATAAGGCGCTATATTTTAGCGCAAAGATGTAAGTTAGTTTCAATTTAATTTAAAGTTTTTCTATTTCTAATTTCACTTCAATCCAATAATCCATAGTTGAATATACTTCATAAAAAGGATTACTATGTGGATTTGCTAAAATTATTTCATTAACTGCAATTATAGCACATTGTTTCGCTTTTTTGTTATCAGCAATTACATCCCTAATATATTTAAAATATAAACTAAATGCTTTTTCTTTTGGTGTCATAATTAAAACTTTAAATTAAACTAAAAACTAACAGCAAATAAGCTCAATTTTTAGGTTTTATTTTATTTAATTTATTATAAAATCTACTCACAATGGCTTCGCTACTTCTATCTATAATTGTAGATAATTGTTTAAATCCATTGCGAATGTGATTTTTATTTTTTTCAGCAAACTCAATAATAAGTTTATCTTCTTTTTCTGTCCATTTTCTCATATATAAATTTATTTTATTGTTATTATTTTACCTAAAAACTAAGCCTATTTGCAAACCGTTATAAGCAATAAAAATTACTTGTGAACTACCTCGTTAAACGCAAAAATAACTTCTGCATCATCCCAGTATCCGAAATCAAATTCTTTTTTATGCCTTTTACTTTCAAAGTAGAAAGTCTTTACTTGATTAGCCTTTTTTCTTATCTCCATATATGTTTGTGAGCATAAAAAAGAAACAGTTAGTGCCATCTCTTGATATTCTGATGAGCAATCAATAAAGTTATTTTTGCTACTTCCAGTTACCAATCTAATTTTGTCTGTCGAATGAAGTCTTAAATCCATAATCGTAATTTTTACAGCTTATAACAGCACCTAACAAAAATGGCTGCTATCAGCATTGGTTTATAAATTGAAGTTTTATTTAAGCAGCCACTTCTGTTAGCTGCAAAACGTTATAATATAACTTGATTTTTAACATCAATGCTTTTAAACATTTTAATAAGTTCCTGACTGAATTGTAAGTTCCAATCAAACTCAAGCTGGTTATTTCCAATGTAAATTTTATGCTTACCTACAACCTGACCTTTTTTATAGAAGTCAAAACAAAAGTGAGTTTCTATATCAGTTATAAACATTTCCATTGTTGTATTATCTAAGCTAACATTACTTATATTTATTCGGTTGTAGTGAACTAAGTTAGCATCTATGAACCCGTACCAATATTCAAGGTTATTATTGAGTTCTATTTGATTTGCGTTATTCATAATGATTCGATTAAAGATTTTACAATGTTAAATTTAGTGTTGAACTCTTCAGCTGTTGAAGGTTCGTAAGGTAAAGCGAATGTTTTATAAGGACTGAAATCAATTGAGAAATCAGTAATGCCTTTATAAACTTCTAAGCAAGTATTTTCATCAATAAATTTATAGAACCTGTAATCGCTTTTTGTGTAATAAGGAAATTGTATTTCAATTTCTTTTTTTACTTTTTCTGTTACTGTAATTGTTACTTTCATTGTTTGTGTTTTTAATTATAAAGCAAATATAAAGCAAATTATAATATAAACAACAAAAAAAAGCAACTATTTTTTAAAATAATTGCTAACTAATTAAAAATCAATAAGAAAATTTTAATTCTTATTCGCTCTCTTTTTAATCTTTTTCTTTTCCCAATGGCGAATGATAGCTGCTACTAATAAAGTAACTATTGAACCAACTACTGAATTATCAACTCCATTGATGAAAGCTCCACCACCAGTTACTTCATGGACCGCAACTGCTGTATTAACTACTTCACTAACTACTGTTGTTAGTGTATCATTTACTAATTGTAATAACATTTGTATATTGTTTTAAATTGTTTAATTTTGCTCATCGTTCTTTGTGTTTTTTCATAAAAA